TTAATTCAAAAGATTAAGAACCCAGCCGGAAACCCGTTTGGCTTTTCGTTAAAGTTTTTAGAGGCCGATTATCTTGATGAAGGTTATGATGCGCGGCTGAATAACGGCAACGAAGTGCGGATGGGCGTGGAATTGGACAAGCGCACCGGCAAGCCGTTGAATTATTACCTGTTTGAAGATCATCCGCATCACGATCAAGGTTATGGTTCGCGCACAAAGCGGCATCATAAGATTGTGCCAGCCAGTGAGATAATCCACTGTTATTTGCAGGATCGTGCCGGTCAAACGCGGGGCGTGCCTTGGATGAGTAACGTGCTGACCCGTTTGAAGATGCTGGATGGCTATGAAGAAGCCACGCTAGTTAATGCGCGGGTTGCTGCGTCAAAAATGGGCTTTTTCACCAGCCCCGAAGGTGATGGCTTTGTCGGTGATGATTACGACAATCACGCGCCTATAATGTCAGCGGAGCCAGCCACGTTCACACAATTACCGGCTGGAATGTCATTTACAGCCTTTGACCCGCAAAACCCGACTGACAGCTTTGCGGAGTTTGAAAAAGGCATATTGCGCGGGATCGCAAGCGGTCTTGGCGTTTCATATGTGTCGCTGGCAAATAACCTTGAAGGCGTTAGCTATTCATCAATTCGGCAAGGCACAATCGAAGACCGCGACCATTTCAAGATGGTGCAGCAATTTATGATTGATCATTTTATTGATCCGATTTACCGCGCTTGGCTGGAAATGGCTATCACTGTTGGCCGCGTCAGCTTGCCGATGGGCAAATATGACCTGTTTGCCGATCAAGTAATATACCGGCCACGCGGCTTTGCTTGGGTTGATCCGGCTAAAGAAATCAACGCCAGCGTTACAGCACTCAACAACGGCATCATCAGCTTGCAGGATGTGCATTCGCAATATGGCCGCGATACCGAAGAAATCTTTGAACAGATCAACCGCGAAAATGAACTGGCCGAAAGATATGGCATCACCACCGCTTTCCAGCCATTTGGCACAAAGGCACCAGTGCCAGCAACAGTTGAAGAAGGGGCTGAAAATGACTGAAAATGACCAGATTGAAAAAGAAGCTGAATTGGTGGATAATGCACCGATGGAAAACGAAGAAATACATATTGAAGAACGCTTTGACCGTGGTGAACTTATGCACCGCGCTGGGGCGGCTGAAATGGTTGAAGAAGATGACCGGCGGGTTAGAATGTCGATTTCATCTGAAGAACCTGTCGAGCGTTCTTTTGGTTTAGAAGTTTTGCGTCACGAAGATGGCGCGGCAGATTTGTCACGATTGAACAGCGGTCACGCACCATTATTGCTTGATCACGATCTGACAAAACAAATTGGCGTTATTGAACGTACCTATTTGGATCAAGCGGATCGCAAGTTGCGGTCTGTGGTGAGGTTTGGAAAAAGCGCACTGGCTCAAGAGGTGTATCAAGACGTTAAGGATGGGATACGAAGCAACGTCAGCATCGGTTATCAAATCCGCATAATGGAAGACAAGAGGGCTGATGGGACAGTTGGCATTTCATCTTGGTTGCCATACGAAGCTAGTATTGTGAGCGTGCCAGCCGATGCCGGTGTGGGCGTTAATCGCAGTGCTAAAATTGTTGAACCTGTGATAAAAAAGGAGACACCAAAAATGTCTGAAGTTAATCACGATGAAATCCGCGAAGCAGCCGCAGAAGCAGCCAAGCGCGATTTTCAAAAGAATGCCAGCGAGATCATCAATCTTGCTGTTAAACACAACCGCCGTGACCTAGCCGATCAAGCTATTGGTGCTGGTCAGTCTGTTGCACAATTCCGCGCAACATTGCTTGACGCCATTGGCGAAGGCAAGCCACTAGAGCAGTCAGCCGGTGCGGTTGATATGTCAGCCAAAGAGGAGCGTTCATATTCGTTTATGAAAGCTGTTCGCGGTCTGGTAAATGGTTCTGGCTTGCAGGGTCTTGAGCGTGAAGTTTCTGAGCAAATCGCAAAGAACAATGGACGCGAAGCACGCGGTTTCTATGCACCAGACAGCTTCTGGGGCGGCAAGCGTGACCTGACTGTTGGCACAGCCACAGCCGGTGGACATTTGGTCGGCACAGATCACCTTGGTGATCAGTTTGTTGACGCACTCCGCGCACGTTTGGTCTTCAGCGAGCTTGGCGCACGCTTTATGACTGGTCTTCGTGGCGATGTTGCTATTCCAAAGCTTGCAACTGGCGTTTCAGCCGGTTTCGTTGCTGAGAATGGCGCAACATCTGAAGTGAACGCTGTGTTCTCGCAAATTAGCCTCCAGCCAAAATCGCTTGGAGCGTTTTCAGATATTTCGAGATTATTGATGATTCAAAGCGATCCATCTGTAGAACAAATTGTTCGTGATGATCTTTTGAACGCAATAGCCCAGAAAATTGAAGACGTTGCAATCGAAGGTGGCGGTTCAAATGAGCCAACAGGCATCATCGGAACAGCCGGTATCGGTTCAGTCGCAATCGGTACAAATGGTGGCGCGTTGACTTGGGATGCCATCACCGATCTGGTCAAAGAAGTTGAAGTTGACAATGCTGCAATCAACGGCAATTCACTTGCCTATCTGACAAACCCGAAAGTGAAGTCACATATGGCTTCAACTCCAAAGGTTGCGTCAACTGACAGCGTAATGTTGATGGATGCGCCGTGGAATAGCCTTTATGGTTATGACTTGGCAGTCACCAACAACGTGCCATCCGACTTGACAAAAGGCACACTTTCAACTGCATCTGCAATGATCTTTGGTGACTTTAGCCAGCTAATGATGGGCTTCTTTAGCACACCAGACATCTTGATCGATCCATACACAGCCGGTTCAACCGGTGCAGTACGCATCCGCGTAATGCAGGAAATGGATTTGGCCGTACGTCACGCCCAGTCATTCGCTGCGTGTCTCGACATCGATGCCTAAATAAACTGACGGGGCGGCTTTGGTCGCCCTGTCTTTCCCATAGGGGTAAATTATGAAAATTAGATGCAAACGTAATATTTTAATTAAGGGCAAAGCGCACGAAGTTGGCGATATTGTCGAAGTGGCTGAGAATGTGGGTTTCGATTTGGTCAACACTGGCAAGGTTGAGTTTTATGAAGAAAAGCAAGGCATCACTGATCGGGCAATTGGCCTAACAAAGAAATCAGCGTCTAGCCTTATTAAGCGGAACACAAAGAAAAAATGACAACAAAACTGATCAAAATCACAACTCTAAAAGACTGCCAAGCGGGTTCAGTCGGCATTATGCTTGAAGGCGAAGATCACGATGTTCGCGAAGATGAGGCGAACAAGCTGATTGATCGCGGATATGCAAAGCTATGGTCAGCTAAAGTGGCTAAAGTAGCTAAAGTGGACGCCGACTAATGGCTGTCGAAACCGCAGATGATCGCGCTATATTCATTGGCGTTGATGATTTCGGGGTTGCCGCAACCTATAACGGCGGCACGATCAATGGCATATTTGACAATGATTTTGTCGAGGTTGACGCTGGCGGGGGCGTTGGCTTTGCACTACAGCAGCCACGCTTTGTTTGCCGCACCGCAGACGTATCAACAGCCGCCGAAGGCGACACTATTACGATCAGCGCGGTGGCCTACACAATGCGGATTGTGCAGGATGACGGCACTGGTATGACCACGCTGGTATTGGAGAAACAATAGATGGCGCACGTTCGGCAGCAAATCCGCGACCAGATCGTGACCGCATTAACGGGATTGACCACAACCGGCAGCAACGTATTTCGCAGCCGTATATTTCCGCTGGAACAGACAAAGCTTCCGGCACTTTGCATTTTTACCAAGAGCGAAGCGACCGAATTTGATACAATCACTTTGGCGCGTTCAGTAAATCGGGTTTTGGAAGTTGCCGTTGAGGCATATGTAATTGGCACAGCGAATTATGATAATGCGCTGGATGTAATTGCGGTTGAGGTTGAAGAAGCCATTGCCGCTGATGTGACGCTAAACAATCTGGCAAAAGATGCACAGGTTGTTGCGTTTGAGGCTGATTTTTCGG